GCGCTGCGCGTCGGTCAGGTCCGAGACCTTGGTGCCGGGAGCGATCTGCACCGGCTGCCCCTTGCCCGCGCTGCGCGCCCCGCTGCCACCCGCGGTGGGCGCGGGCTTGAACGCCTTGGCGGCGTCGCTCTTGGCCCACTCGCTGACGACCGCGTCGATCGTGCTCGTGCCGCTGCCGTCGGGGAGCGGCAGCATCGGCTCGCCGTCGTCGCCGAACACGACGTCGCCGATCATGGCCTTGGTGAGGACGCCCACCGCCTCGGGGACGGCGAACTTGCCGAGGGCACTCGACAGCAGGTTGGTGGCCTTCTCACGCCGGCTGCGGGTCTCGGCCTCGGCACGGGCCTTCTCGCTGGCCTCGAGCCGCTTCTTGGTCGCGTCCATCTCCTGGCGCAGCTTGACGAGCTCGGGGTCGACCTTGCCGGCCTTGCCCTCGGGCTCGGCGGTCGGGTCGGCCGGCTTCGGGAGGCTCTCCGCGAACTTCGCGAACCGCTCCTCGAGCGTCTTGGCCAGGGTCTCGGTGAAGCGCTTCTCGCGCCCCGTGATGGCCGCGTTGACCGTCTTGGTCACGAGCTCGGTCACGGACTCCAACGTCAACGTCTGCTGCTGGTCGGGGGCTCCGCCCCCAGGCTGGTCCGACATGGTGTTCCTCCGTCGTGTGAGGTGCAGCGACCGAACCGGCCGCCGTGGAAGTCCACCCTCGCTGGCCGAGCGTTACGGGCCCGACAACGACGGGGCGACGTACGAGAAGACCTTGTCCTCGACCGACCCGGCGACGCCAGCGCGCGGCCCTGGGGTCAGCCCGAGTTCGTCGAAGTCGCGCGTCCAGTCGTCCGACCATGGCATCGTCGCGCACCGACACCGCGTGTGCGCCGGCGCGTCCCAAGACCCATCGGGGAACGGCTCGTCGGCGTCGACGACCTGCCGATCGTTGGCCAGGCAGCGGCGGCACACCTTGCGGTCGCGGGTCGCGTCCCAGACCTTGCGCCGGATGCCGGCCTTCCGCCGCCACGCCTCACCGCCGGCCTCGAGGCCCGCGACCATCTCGGTCACGAGGACGGCCGTTCCGCGGTCCTCGGCGCGGCGCAGGACGCTCGGGGTCAGCGTCGTCGCGAGCTCCGAGACGGACCACCCCGCTCGAGCAGCCCCGAGGCTCGTCGCCACGGCGATGGCTGCCACAGCCTCGCCCGCGGACACCCCGACACCCTCGGTGCGGGCGCCGATGGCGTCGTTGACGTCGACGAGTTCGGCCTCGATGTGCCGCACCTTGCGCCCGCTGAACGCCCGTATGGCGCGGGGCTGCTGGCGGGCGCCGAGGACCACACCCGCGAGCGCGGCCCGGCGGGCCAGGGCCGACAGGGCGCCCCCGAACGCGCCACCGACAGCCCGGAGCGACCGCAGGGCCCGCGCGTGCTCCCGCATCGTCCAGACAGCGACGCCGGCGGCCAGCACAACGTCGCGCGCCGTGGACGACGTCGCCCGCGCCTGCGCGCGGAGCTCGACCGCGTATTCGGCCTCGAGGTCGTCGCGCTCCTCGAGCAGGGTGACGACCACGCGCGCGGCGCCGGGCGGGTAGCGCACCGGGGCGGGCACGTGGGTCAGCCCTTCATGCCGACGATGTTCGTGGCGCTCGTGCCGGTGGCCCAGACCACGACCGTCTGGATCCGGAGGAGGGTGCCCGCGGGGACGTTGCCGAACGTGACGGTGGTCCCTCCCGGGCGGGTGACCTTGAGCGTGCCGGCGGAGCCCACGAACAGGGCCTCCCAGACGTTGGCGTTCGAGTCGTGCGGGGTGACCGCCGCGTAGTCGGTCCAGGCGGGCTCACGTGCGGACATGCCGCCACGGTGATCGACGGCGCCCGCGGCGCCCGACTACGCCGACTCCGCGGTGTTCTCGGGCGGCGTCTCGGGATCGGCGTTCGGGTCGGGCGTGGCTGGCTTCTGGCCGGGCGCGGGCACCGGTGGCGGCGGGGGCGCGAGCACCTCCTCGTCGGTGACGTTGGCCTCGATCTCCTCGGCGATGCGCTTCCGGTCCTCCGCGCTCGCGTCCGGCACAAGGGCCAGCGCGACGCGGGTCTTGTGCAGGCGCGCGAACGTGGGCGAGGGGATGGACAACGACTCGGCGCTGACCGCCGCGTCGACGATGGTGGCGACGTCCTCGGGCTTGTAGGAGTCGAGCCCCAACACCGACCACGTCAGGCCCTTGTCGGCGCGCCCGCGGGCCACGAGGTCGAGCACCTTCTCGGCCACTCGGCGCACCTCGACGCCGAGGGCCATCGCCACGACCGTCATCGCCGCGGCGTCCTGCGCCTTGCTGTCCGCGCTGCGCCCGACCGCGGCGGCGTTGTTGTTGACGCCGAGCGCCATGTTGTTGGCGACGCGGAAGAGTTCGTCCTTCGTGTCGCCGACGTACGCCGCCGCGGGCGCGAACGCTTCGGCCGGGGGCGCGTCCCACTCGACGCGCTCGTCGACGCCGTAGACGTTGCCCATGGCCACCGCGGCCTTCGGCTCTTGCCCCGGGTCCTCCCGCAGGAAGAAGTTCCGCATGGCGAAGCACGTGCGGGCGAGGCTGAACGACAGGGCGGCGCGAGCGCGGAAGTTCTCGATGGCCGGGTCGCGGAGCAGGTCGCCGGCCCACAGCGCGTGCGGGAGCTCGAACGGGACCACGGGGACGGCGCCGGGGGTGATGCACGGCCCGCGCGCCTCCTCGGGGACGTCGGTGCGCCCGTTCGGCGGCTTCGATGACTCGAACCGGATCGAGTAGCGGACCCACTCGGTTCGCGTGTAGATCGTCCACGTCCACTTCGTCATCGGCGCTGGCTCGATGGGGTCGGCCTGGTCGGTGTCGCAGGTCTTGATCACGACCCACTCGAGGGCACCACGGTGGTCGGCCTTGTAGCGCAGCACGTCGTCGTCGTCGTGCATGCACAGGTAGGCGGCGCCGAGCCCGGCCGCGTCCCACTCCGCCGCGGTGGCGGGAGCGTCCTCGGCGCGCGGAAAGTCGACGAGGATCCAGTGCCGTCGGCAGACCAGCGCTTGCGTCAGCGCGGTCTTGAGCATGTCGGCGAAGCTCGTGCCCTGGCCGTCGGCGTCGGCGAGGAAGGCGGCGTAGGCGTCGTCCGGCTTGCTCGGGTCGCTCACGCACTCCATGCGGTCGGTGAAGACGTAGGCCGAAAGGAAGTTCGCGATCGTGCGGAAATAGTTGAAGTACGTCGCCAGCGACTTCCGCAGCTTGTAGTGCGTCTCGGCCTCGTCAGGGCGCCGAGGCATGAACCGCTCGAGCCGCTCGCGGAACTCGTGGCCGCCCTTGTAGAGCGCCTCGAGGTCCTCGATCTCGTCCAGGTGCTTGCGGGGCGGCCCGTTCAGCGCGTCGATGGTCGGCACGTCGGCACCGTCACCCCGCTCACGGGGCCCGCCCGACAAGAACGCGCCCCGCCGTCGACTGCCCGGCGGGGCGATTCAGGGGAGGAAGATGCATGACCCACACCGAGACCACGTAGCCCAGCCACCATGCTCCTGGCTCGGCGCCCCGCCCGACTACACGCCGCGGTGCCCGTCCCAGACCGTGCCCCTGGTCGGCCCCGTCGGCTCGTTGAGCGCCGCGAACGCCCCTCCGGCCGCGTCGACCTGGTCATCCTTCACGCCCTTGCTCGGGAAGGCCTCGAGTTCGTCGAGGAAGGCGCCGAGCCAGCGGGCGCCGCCCGGGGGGACGACGATGCTTACGTTCCCGTGGCTAACCTGGGCGGAGAAGGGTGACGCGCGGGTGACCTTGTCGCGGTCGGGCCGCCGCGTCTTGACGTTGAAGCCGCGCAGGAGCCGGACGTAGCTCGCGATCTCGAACTTGCCCGCCTGCGCCGGGTCCTGCTCGAGCCACACGGCGACGCCCACCCCGTCGGCGATCGCGGTGGTGCGGATCGTGTTCTCGACGATGGCCGGCTCACCGCGGAAGCGCACGACGTCGTCGATCCAATAGCGGCCGGCGCCGTCGGTCCACATCCGCACGCCCACCGTCCAGTCGGGGTTGCTCTTGGCCTCCTCGTCGACCTCGGTGGCGGCGCGGTCCCAGTAGCGGACGCCGCGCAGGCCCTTCGGGAGTTCGGGGACGATCTTGAACCAGCCCCGCTTGAACATCTCGCCGCGGGCCGCCTTCACGAGCCAGTTGCCGTCGAGGAGCTGCGCCCTGCGCACCGGGTCGAGGTTGAGCAACTCGGCGCGGTAGGTCTCGTCGGCGTGGGGGTTGTCGATCAGGAGCGACGGGATGAAGACCCGGCTTTGCGCCGCGACGGAGTGGACCTTGCCGGTGGGGTCGACGATCTCGCGGGTGGCGTCGGGAGATGACCAGTCGGTGTCGCCCTCGGACGCGGCGCCGGGGAGGAACCAGAGCTTCTCGCCGGGCCGCGCCTTCACCTTGCTCGCGGGGTCGAGCCACGGCGCCCAGTGCTGAAACACCCAGTCGTGCCCCTCGCCGCCGGGGTTCGTCGTGGCGCGAGCGTACTTCGGCAGGTCGCGTGGACCGCGGAGGCGCGCGCGGATCCGTAGGTACATCGACCGCGTGAAGTGCGTCAGCTCGTCGAAGCAGATCAGCTGGTACTCGTGCCCGTCGAACCGCGCCGCGTCCTTCTCGTACTCGCAGTGGGTGAACCAGATCCGGGCGCCGCTCTTGAACCGCACGCGCCGCTCGGACGTGTTGAAGCGGACGTTGTCGCCGAAGGCCCGCGCGTAGACCTCGGCGGCCTTGTCCCAGAGGTCGACGAGTTGCGTCGTCTCGCGGCGGAGGATGAGCGCCGAGAACCGCCGGTCGTGGATCCACCGCGTCGGGAGCAGCGTGAGGGCGAAGCTCTTGCCGCCGCCCGCGGCGCCGCCGAAGAGGACCTCGTTGGCTCGCGACGCGAGGAACGCCGTCTGGGGGCCGGGGTTCGGGCGCCACTCGGTGAGGGACTCGGCGGCGGACACGGCATTCATGACTTGACGGCGGTCTTCCCAGTGAGCGCCTCCCACCGCCGGACGATGACGTCGCAGTACTGCGGCGACTTCTCGATCACCGCCGCGACGCGGCCCATCTGCTCAGCGGCGATGAGGGTAGTCCCGGACCCCCCGAACGGTTCGAACACGAGGTCGTTCTTGCGCGACGAGTTGCGAATGGCGCGCGCCACGAGTTCGACGGGTTTCATCTCCGTCGTCATCATGACCTCCTACGGCACCCCCGCCATCGCCAGCCCGTGCATCGCGTCGCGCTCGAACCGCCGGGCGCCGTCGGCGATCTGCTCCGCCGTCCACGTCCCGGGGAGGACGGTGACGACGTAGGTCGGCAGCGGGGCGGGCATGCCGACCTCGATGCGGATCCGGTCCCCCTCGGCACGCACGCTCACCGCGCGCCCCGGCATCGCCACGAACAGGCCCTCGAGCATCATCGTCACCGTCGACACGGCTCCGCCTCCCCGCTCTCGTTGAACGCGAACCGCAGCCCCGCCAGCGCCCGCGCCGGCTCGGCCACCCCGTAGACGTCGTCCACTAGGTCGAGGAACGGGTCGGCGGCGAGCTCGCACTCGGCCGCCACCTTCGCCATCGTCGTCCGTGCTTCCTCGAGGGTGACGCCTGCGCGGCGCGCCTCCTCGGTCTGGGCGCGGAGGGACGGGAGGAGCCCGAGCAGGTCTTGCAGGTCAGCGGCTGGCACGTTCGGCCTCCTCTCGCGCGAAGCTGGGGAGCCCGCGCACCACGGCGGGCGCCATCCGGAGGTCGCGCACCCACTGCACGACCGCCTGCACGCCGTTGCTGTTGACCCACGAGAGCAGCACCAGGGCAGCTCCGACGGTGGTCCAGAAGGTCACGGCTCCTCCGTTCGCAGCCCGGCCAAGCGTTGGTGCTCGGCGAGGTTGCCGTTGGGTCCGAAGAGGGAGACGAAGACGTGGGTGGGCTTGGGCAGCGCGGCCACGCGCCTGAGCATGGCCAGGTCGGCGAGGACGGTGTCGCTGCTCATGGCTCCTCCGCCGGCAGCACGATGACCCCGCCGCGCACGCCCTCGAGGCCCGACTGCTGGGCGCCGGAGAGCTTGGTCTTGAGGTTGAGCAGCGCGCACATCGCGTTCGCCAGCGCCGCCGCCTCCCGGTTCGACGCCTCGGGCAACCGGCGCATCAGGTCCTCCTCGAGGGCGCGCATGTGGTCGAGGTCGCTGTTGACGTGGTCCCGCAGCCCCTCGACCATTGCCGCCGACGCCACGGTCTTCCGCTCGTCCCGGATCTTGGCCGTGTAGCGGATGACCGTCGCGTGGCCGACGACCAGGCTGTGCGTCGACGCGAGCCAGTCCCGGATCTGCCGCGTGGTCTTGCCGTCGGCGATCTGCGTCGCGATCTCCTCGCGGAGCCGGTCGGGGATGCGGTTACGCTTGACGGCCATCGTCGGTCCCCCCTGACCCTGCACGATCCGCGCACCGCTGCCCCACTTTGGACCATCTCGCAAACATTCGGAATCCTTTCGCTTTTTCTCGTATGTTGGGTAGGAGTTCGGCTCACGTGTCAGGTTCGCGCGGTCTCCGGTCACGTCGTCTTCGGAGATCGATGCCGTCCCGATCCGCTGCGACGAGCAGCAAGCGGACCACGTCGGCCGCTCCGATCCCCTTCACGCCTCGCCCTCGGCTGCCATCTCGAGGACGCTGGCCCCCTGGGCGCTCCGGTGTCCTCGCCACTCCTCGAGGCCCCCGTCGGCCCGGAGTTTGGCTTCCAGCTGCCGCTCGTAGACGCGGGTCCGCTCCTCGGTGACGCGGGTGATGACGGCGATCTCCTCCCGCGAGACACCCTCGGGCCGGTCGTCGACCACGTCGAGGGTGCAGGTGTGGCGGATGTCGAGGTCGTAGAGGACGATGGTGCCGCGGGCGTCGACGTCGGCGTGCAGGTGATACCGGCACGACACGAACGGACAGGGCTGGTGGATGCGGCGAGGGTCATCGTCGGCGAGGTGGCTCACGAGGGAGAGGCGGACGCGGTGGCAGTCGCCTCGGGTGCGGGGGCGGAGCGTGGGCAGCTCGGCGAGCTCGCGGCGGTGGCTCTTGCGGGTGTGGACGCGGGCGGTGCGCTGCTCTCGGGTCTCGCGGGTCGCGTGGAACGTCGGGCGCACCGGGCGGCCCATCGGGTTGCGGACGGGCGGGGGCGGGAGGGCTTCGCGGAGGGGACCGGCCAGCCACCAGAGCCGCGCGGCGGCCTCGTGGGGCGACAGGTCCCCTACGTGGGGGTCGAGGCGCTTGCGAGGCCGTAGAGGACCGACTTGCCCTGCTCGACGCGGGTGACGAGGCCCTGGACGACGAGGCGCTGGCAGGCGCCGTGGATCCCGCCCTTGGTCGCCTTCACCGACTCGAGCAGCCCGGTCGCGCTCTTGGGACCACCGGCGAGGGCGGCGAGAACCTGCTCGGCGATGGCGGAGAGCTTGGCCCCGGGGGCGCCCTGGGCCTCGGCCGGCTTGGCGGCGGCGCGGGCCTTCGGGCGGGTGCGCTTGCCCTTGCTGGCCTTGGCCGGGGCCTTGGCTCCGCGGCGGCCGGCCGGCTTGCCCTTCGCGGCCGGGGGCGGGGCGGCAGGGGCCGCGGGCTCGTCACCGCCGAGGGCGCGGTCGATGGCCTTGGCGATCAGGGCGTCNNCCGCCAGCGCCCGCAGACGTGCAGCCTCGGCATCGGCAAGCCGCGCTTCAAGCTCGGCGAGCTTCGCGTCCACCGCGGTGGCGATCTTGGCGGCGAGGTCCATCACGGGGCCTCCGCGCTGGGCGTGCCGGTGCGACAGAAGACGCGGACGGCGTCCTCACGCACGGCGATGCGCTCGATGGTGCTGCCGTTCCAGTAGAGGCAGCGGACCGTGCCGTACTCCGTCGAGTCGACCTGTTCGACTGTCATGAGGATGCCGCCGGAGCGCAGCACGACTTGATCGCCTGGGTTGAGTCTGGCCATACCTTCGAGCATGACGACGCGCACGACGCCGCGGACACGCGGCCTCACGCGGCGACCCGCAATCTCACGCAGGTGCTAGCCGGAGGTGGCGACTAGGCGCAGGGGTGCCGCCACAGGGGTGGCCCGGCGTCGGAGCCACGCGTTCACCTCGGCCGAGGATGCCACCAGCCGCCGGCCGATGCGGTAGGCAGGCAGCGGG